GCCTAGATGGCGGTCGCGCTCACCAGGACAGCCACCGGCAAGAAGTACGGTCTCGACGACTTCTCGACCCCGCCGTACGACGTGGTCACGAACAACTGGGAGTTCTTCGCCGGCACGGTCGCCATCGAGTCCGGGGAGTTGTCGTTCCAGGCTTCGGGCGGGGGAACGACCTCCTCTTGCTACAGTAAGGCCAGTTACTCCGGCGACCAGGTGATCTGCTATAAGGCCCGGACACTGACCGCCGGTTCGCACTGTTTCATCTACTGGAAATGGTCTAGCGGAAACTTCTACTATGTCGCAGCGGAGGGCACCGGGGCCAGCGTCACGCTGCGCCTCGGCAAATACGTAAGCAGTGTCCACTCCACTCTCGCCACCGCGGCTGTAGCGTGGCTGGTTGACACCGACTACGAACTCAAGATTGTGGACATAGACGGGATCATCAAAGTCTACAAGGACGGCGTGTTGGTCCTGGAGGCAGCCGACACATCGCACTCCACGGGCAAGGTCAGACCCGGGATCTACCACGCCACCGCCGACACCGCCCATGCCCACTTCGATAACGTGTCCATCTCGTCGGCCAACGCCGCCACCTGCTCGAACCTCCCGACCGGCTGGAAGCTCCGGGCCGCCGAGAACAACACGTACAAGGCGACCGAGGTGGGCGGGACAGCCACGGTGGACCTCGCAGGACTGACCTTGCCGACGAGCAAGGCGGAGGCGCTGGACGCGGCGGATGCTGTCCAGGCTTCCTACACGTCCACCAACGACGTGTGGGGCGGCGACGCTTTCAGGCGGGACCGGGTGGAGGTCATCAATGAAACCGTTGCCATCGTGGAAGTCCTGGTCCGAAGGCGCGTCAAGTCCTCCCCGTTCACCAAGACGGCCAAGGGTTCGACGACGTGGACGAAGGCCTCGAAGACCCAAACCCCCTGGACCCCCGAGTTAGGAGTGAGTTGACGTGGCCCGCCTGACTACCCTGCGGACCATGATGGACGAGGTCTACCCGGCTGGGGCCGAGGCGTCCTCGACCATCAAGAACCGCCTGCTGAACCAGTTTTACAAGAGGCTTTACCGGCTCACCCAGAACACCGAGGCGGCCACGGCTACCACGGTGGCCAGCCAGCTCGAGTACATCCTGCCCGCCAACAATGTCACAGTGAAGCACGTCGTCTGGGACACGGCGAGCGAGAACGTGAGGCTCACGCCGCGCTCGACTGACGCGGCCTACCGGTACGACGAGGACTGGCGGACGACCGCGGGCACCCCGGCCTACTACAACGTCGAGGGGGACCGGCTCCGCGTGTTCCCCCTGGACGCCGTGGGGAGTAAGACCCTGGCCATCTGGTACTACGGCGAACCCGACGACATGTCCGACGACACGGATGAGCCGGACCTGCCGGACGACTGGGACGAGATGCTCGTGGACGGCGCGGTGTCCAAGGTGGCCCTGCGGCTCAAGGACTACGAGGCGGCCCGGGAGTTCGGGCGACGCTGGAACGAGGGGTACGAGAGGGCCAAGAGGGACGTGGCAAACCCGCAGGTTGACACACCCCAGCAGGTCGAGGACGTGAGGGGGCTGGGCTTCTAATGGCGGACCTGCGCTTCCCGGTGGAACATTTCGGCGGGGGGGTCAACGAGGGCCAGTCCATCTTCAAGCTCCCGCCCGATACGGCCTCCGTGATCTCCAACGTGGACTACCCCCGCTGGCCCGCCATGTCTGTCCGGGCCGGTTCCTCGAAGCTCACGGCGACCCAGATGTCCGCGAACACCGTGACCGGCCTGTACGACGTGGGCCTCTCGACGGGAACGAGGGTCATCCTGGCCAAGTGTGGGACCGTGCTCTACAAGTACAACACATCGACCGGCGTGTTCGACTCGGTGGACACGGGACTCACGGCCGGCAACGCCCGCTTTGCCACCTACAAGGACACTATCCTCCGGTTCGGCCCGGAGGCCCCGGAGAAATCGACGAACGGGTCCACCTGGGCGGCCCTGGGCGGCACGCCCCCGACCGCGAAGTACGTCACGGTCCACGGGGACCGCGTGTTCGCCGCGAACGCCTCGAGCTACGAGTCCATCCTGTACTTCTCGGCCCTCGAGGACGCCGAGGACTGGACGACCACCACGGGGTCCGGGGCGGCCGGGAACATCCCGGTGGACACGAACGACGGGACGGTCATCACCGGCCTGTGGGAACTGCCGGGCTGGGGGCGCCTGCTCGTCGGGAAGGAACGGGCCATCTACTTCCTCCGGGGGACCGGGCCAGCCTCGTTCACCGCGGACTTCGTGACCCGCAAGTCCGGCCCGGTGGCCCAGGAAGCCGGGGTCGTCACGCCGACCGGCGAGTTCTACTTCGCCGCCCACGACGGCATCTACCTCTTCGACGGGTGGAGCCCGCCACGACAGATTCAGGGCCCCGTTCAGACGACGTGGGACACGCGGAACAAGTCCTACCTGTCGCGCATCGCGGCCGGGTACACCAATGAGGGCGGGGTCGAGCGGATCCTCTTCGCCATCCCGACCGACTCGGCCACCACGCCCGACAAGGTCCTCGTGTACTACCCGAACATCAAGGTCACCGAGCCCGCCACCGGGAGGGCCAGGGGTATCTGGTCCATCTGGTCGGGCGTCACCCCCTACCTTTTCGCGCCGGTCCAGGTCTCCGGGGTGGACTATCTCATGTGGGGCGATTCGGCCGGCTACGTCTGGAAGGCCCTCCAGGGAACCCAGGACGGCACGACCGACGTGGCATGGTCCCGCGAGTCCGGGGCCTACGACTTCGCCACGTCCGAACAGAACTTCCTCGCCCGCCTGTCCATCCAGGCCCGCGCCGAGTCCTCCGGGTCCATCTCGGTCGCCTATTCCACCTCACACACCGGGGCCTACCTGACGGCCTCCACCGTCGCGCTCGCCACGGAGACACCGGTCAAGAGGTCTCCCTGTCCCTTCGCGGCGGGCGAGTCGGTCAGGTCGAACGTGTTCCGCTGGAAGCTGTCAGGGACGGCCGGGCCTGCCACGGTGGAACGGATGGAAGTGGAGTACAGGAGGGGCGGGTACTAGATGGCATCGTACGACGAGGAACGCCGGGAGGTCAGGTTGACCCAGGCCGAATACGGCTACCTCCAGGACCTCCTATACAGTAGGCGGGTCGGCATCCTGGGCGACGGTGAGATAGCCTCCCCTATCATGGGAACCCACGACGACAGTCTGGACGCGACGAACCCCTTCGAGTTCTACTTCTACGTCCCCGAGGGCACCGTGAAGATACTGGAGTTCCGGCTCCGGTTCTGGCTCCAGAAGTTCCGGGCCTACTCGAAGACGGCGGCGGCCGGGGGGGGCACCACGGCCACGAGTGGGGCGAGTTCGGCCACCACGACCGGCGGTGGGGGGGGCGCCACGGCCACGAGTGGGGCGAGTTCGGCCACCACGACCGGCGGTGGGGGTACGACTGCCACGGACTATGCGGGAGGCAACACGTCGCTGGGCTATGCCGACCTCGCCCTCGCGGGCACCGGGAACACCGGGTCGGCTGGGACCGGAAACACCGGGTCGGCTGGTCCGAACACGCACGGTCCTAGCGCCTACGCTTATGACCATTACCACACGCAGCCCTCCCACACCCACACCGGCCCGTCTCACACCCACACCGGGCCGAGCCATACGCACACGGATAACGGGCACACCCACTACATGACAGACCATCGGCACACACTCGGGACGCACACTCACGGGATGGCCCATACTCACGACGTGACCCTGGCCGACCACACTCACGGGATGGCCCATACTCATGACGTGACCCTTACCGACCACACCCACACGGCGGTCTACGGCATCTATGAGGGCACGTCGGCTACGGGGGTGACGGTCACAATCAACGGCGTGGACCGGACGGCGGCACTCGGCGGAGGCGCGGGGTTCACGACCGACCAGGAGGACCTTGACATAGCTTCCTATCTCACCATGCCGGGGAAGAACACGATTAGCCTCACTTCAACCCAGCTCGGGCGCATCACGGCTCAGTGGGACGGGATGGTAACGCGGTCCTTGCTTAGCTAGGCGCGGCTGGGGTACAATGTCAGCGGAGGGGATGCGACGTGAAGAAGCAGACGATGGCTCTGGCCCTGGTGGTGGCGGTGTCTTGCGCCAGCGCCGCCGCGCTCTCCTCCGGTCCTGCCAGCGAGGCTGTTGGCGTGGCCGTCGTCGCCCTCCACCAGATAGCCGCAGAGAACATGCCAGGGGAACCTTGCGTGGCTTCGGCCGCCGCCCTGGAAGAGATGATCGCCGGGGCACGGGAAGCGGGTTACTCCTTCATCTCCCTGGCCATGTTCCATGCCTATATGGAAGGCCGCGGGAAGCTACCGGCCAGGCCGGTCCTGCTTACCTTTGACGATGGCTACATGGGCGTCTACCAGTGGGGCCATCCGATTCTGGCGGCCCTGGAGTGTCCGGCGGTGATGTTCGCCATCACGAAGTGGTTCTCGCCCCACCCGCGCCCCGAGAACGGCCTTGAGCATCTAACTGCGGTCGAAGCCAGGGCCATGCTGGGGTCCGGCTTGTGGGCGTTCGGAGGGCACACGCATGACGGCCACCGGCTGCTTCCCAATAGGCCCGACGATGAACCGCGATATTTCATTACCGGCAGGGGATGGCTCCAGGCCGAACGACGCTACGAAACCCGGGAGGAGTACGCCGCCCGGGTATGGGCGGACATAGAGCTTATGTCCCTCGAACTGAAGCGTCTGGGGTTAAGCCCGATGGACTTCGCCCCGCCCTACGGTAGCCACAACGACGACCTGGAACGCCTAATTCTCGAAGCGGGCTACCGCTACATCTACGTGGCCGGCACGAGCCTTAACTACCCAGGGCAGACCTACATCTACCGCGTGGACGGGGGAACCTCGGCGGAAGAGTTCCTCCGCAACCTGGACGCCGCCTTTGGAGGGGGACCAGGCTAACCGACTAGTCCCACCACGACCCCATAGCACGACCCTTTGGCCCCGCCCACCAGGCGGGGTTCTTGTTTTGGAAGGAGGACTCGCCCACCAATGACCACCCAGCTCGACCAGGCCACCACGAAGTCCCTGTACGACCGGGTGATGAAGGGGACCCAGGGGAACCCGAACTGGAAGGCCGACCTGGCCGCCCTGAAGGCCCAGGCTGTCGGGGGGAACCAGTACGCCGCGCAACTCTCGGGGTACAATCCCGCCATACAGGCCATGTCCACCACGCCGAAGGGGACTCCCGCGTACACCGAGGCGCGAATCGCGGCCGCCCCGTACGCCGGGCTGAACCCGGCCACCTTGCCCCCCGTGCCGACCCAGCCGGGTTCGGCCATCACGGCGGCCTTGGCTGCAGCGCGGGTCTCGGGCGGGCCAGAGTAGGCCTGCAGCAGCCGCTCGCGGCCTTAGATCGGAAGAGCACACGTCTGAACTCCAGTCACATCACGATCTCGTATGCCGTCTTCTGCTTGAAAAAAAAAA